AGGAGCATACGCGGCTCATCGAAGCCCTGCGGCAGTATCAGCGCGATTGGGACGAGCGGTCCAAGACGTGGCGCTCGAAGCCAAAGCATGATTGGACCAGCCACACCTGCGACAGCCTGCGCTATCTGTTCGTCGGCTATCGCCCGGTCGAAGCTGATTGGGGTGAGCCGATCAGACGAAACCTCAAAGGGATTGCCTAGCGCGGTTGCCTGCAATGTGCTATTGTGCGCGCATCCATCAACGGGGGCAGCAATGAAGAAGCCGAGCAAAGCAGACGCCAAGGTCGCTAAGGTCATGGGCGAATTCAAGCGCGGCACCCTACATGGCGGCGTTGATCCGGCTGGCCCCAAGAAGGCTCCCGTTGTCAAATCGCGCAAGCAGGCCATCGCAATCGCACTCTCGCAAGCAGGAAAGGCTCGCAAGAAATGAAAAAGCCTACGCCGAAGTTCACGCCCTGCAAGGGCTGCCCGAACCCAGCCAAGTGCAAGGCTATGGGCCGCTGCATGATGAAGGGCAAGAAGTAATGCCCGGCGGATTGTACAAAAATATCGCTGAAAAGCGCGCCCGCATTGCGGCTGGATCGGGCGAAAAAATGCGGAAGCCCGGTGCCAAGGGTGCGCCGACCGCTGCCGCGTTCAAGGCTTCTGCCAAGACGGCCAAGAAGGGCAAGAAGTAATGGCGAAAACCCCGGCTTGGCAGCGATCAGAAGGGAAAAACCCAAAGGGCGGCTTAAACGCCAAAGGCCGCGCGTCTGCCAAGGCCGAGGGCATGAACCTGAAGCCGCCTGTGAAGTCGGGCGACAACCCGCGCCGGGCGTCCTTCTTGGCCAGAATGGGCGGTATGCCCGGTCCCGAGCGCGATGCCGATGGAAAACCCACGCGACTTCTGCTATCACTCAACGCATGGGGCGCAAGCAGCAAGGCGGACGCCAAGGCTAAAGCCAAGGCCATTTCGGCCCGCAACGAGGCGAAGAAGAAATGACCATCACGACCTACGCCACACTCAAGACGGCCATCGCGGACTTTTTAAACCGCGACGATCTTACGTCGGCCATCCCGACATTTATCCGCCTTGCCGAAAGCCGCATCAGCCGCGATCTGCGCCATTGGCGCATGGAGACGCGCTCGACGGCTGAACTGGACACGCAATACAGCGCCATCCCGTCCGACTTCCTACAGCCCATCCGCTTGCAGTTGACGGGTGGCGAAACTGGCGAGGTCGCTCCGATCAGCACGGCTCAAATGCTGCAACTGCGCGGTGAGCGTAACGACGAGGCTGGCGCTCCAACGCATTATGCGCTCACTGCGGGCGGCCTCGAACTGTATCCAACGCCAGACGGAACATACGATGCGTCTCTGGTGTATTATGCCCGCGTGCCTGCCCTATCTGACAGCAACACGGTCAACTGGCTCTTGACGGAAGCGCCCGACGTTTACCTTTACGGCGCTTTGGTGCATACTGCGCCATACCTGAAGGACGACGCTCGTATCCAAGTTTGGGAGGCGCTTTTCGCGCAGGGCATCGACAATTTGAACACGAGTTCAGGTGACGCCAAATACGGCGGATCAGGCTTGGTGATGAAAATCAAACGAGGTACGACATGAGCTTCACAAACGACCTTGAGACCCGCGTGCTTCAGTGGGCCTTGACTGCCGGATCACCGACCCGCCCGACGGCTTGGTATGTCGGTCTCTTCACTGCCGCGCCCGGCGAGACGGGCGGCGGCACTGAGATATCGGGCAATGCCTACACCCGCGAGGCTGTGACGTTCACGGTCAGCGGCAACTTGGCGACCAACGACGCGGCCATCGAATGGCCGACGGCGACGGGTAGCTGGGGCACGATCACCGATGTGGCCGTCTTCGACGCATCCACGGGCGGCAACATGCTGGTCTACGCCACGCTGACCGCGTCGAAGACTATCTCGACGGGCGACGTCCTCCGCATCCCGGCGGGCGATCTCGACGTCACTCTCGACTAATAGGTGAATGAATGGCGACCATCATAACGCGGGCCGGGAAGGGTTCGCCTCTCACGCACACCGAGGTGGACGCCAATTTCACCAACCTGAACGATGAGGCGGCCACCAAGGCCCCTCTGGCTTCACCCGCGCTGACGGGCACACCGACGGCCCCTACGGCAACGGTCGGGACCAACACCACGCAGTTGGCCACGACGGCCTTTGTCATCGCCAACGCTGGGTCGCTCGACTCTCCGGCGTTTACTGGCACCCCGACCGCTCCGACAGCCTCGGTCGGTACGAACACGACACAGTTGGCCACGACGGCTTTTGTTAATGCCGAGATCGCCAATGATGCTCCTACCAAGACTGGTGGTGGTGCTTCGGGGACGTGGGGTATCAATATCAACGGCACGTTTGACAGCTCTGCTCGAAGCTACTCCCGCGAGTGGATTGAGATGCCGAACCACACCGGGCTGTACTCTCCGCTTAACAGCGCGCACTTTTATCCAAACAACGCATCGTATGGCTCGTGGAGGATTGACGGCTCTAGAAACGGCTGGGGCGGCATTGAGTTCGGATATAGCGGCACCTCCCTTATGCAGGCGTCAGATGGCAATAACTCTGGTTTCCACCGCAATGGCTATGGCTGGCAGTTCTATTGGTCGGGCGGAACCCTTGTTTGCCATAAGAACACCTACGGCGGCGGCACTGGTGCCACGGTCCTTGATAGCGTCAACTTCGGGGGCATCCTCGCAGGCATCGGTGCGGGGAACGTAGGATCATACGCATACTGCACCAGAGCGGTGACCGAAGTTACCTATACTATCGGAACCACCATTGCCGGGTCAAGTCTGCGGTATTCTTCCGCGTCTGGCTTAAACAGCGGGACACCCGGAGGGACTTGGAGGTGCATGGGATGGGCGGGCGGAACACCCAACTCGGTCAACACAACAACTCTGTGGTTGAGGATTTCGTGATGAACTGCCGCCGTGCCACGCCCTACATCGTATGGCCCGTAGCACTCGCACAAGGATGCGAACATGTCGTTCCCGTATTACGTCGAGCCTGAATACTGGGTTGAGGGCTACGCCGAGGGCGACGCCAAGCTGGCCAGCGCGTCCGCCTCGGCCCTAGCCTCGGTCAGCGCGTCTTCAATCATCCTTCTAAGCGTAGCAGCGCAGGTTGCTGTAGCATCTGCCGCATCTGGTGTCGCGCAGGTTATCAAGCAGCCAGACGCCTCGGCGAGTGCTGTGGCCACGGCCACGGCCAGCGCAGAATTGATTATGCAGGCCAGCGCGTCCGCTGCGGCTGTTGCTGCTACTCAGGCATCGGCGAACCGCATCGCCCAAGCGTCGGCCGCGCTGACAGCGTCATCTGACGTCACGGCGTCGGTCGAAAGAATATTTCTGGGAGCGTCAAGCGTCTCCGTCCTCAGTGGCACCACCGCGTCAGCCGGGGCCATCAGATTTGCCAGCGCGTCTCTGTCCTCTCAGTCAGTTTCCGCCGCCGCAGCGCAGCGGATCCAGCAGCCGAGTGCCTCCCAATCTGCGACATCTGCGGCATCTATTGCAGCAACGCGCATCCAGCAGCCTAGCATCACGATTGCCGCGACCAGCACGACAACGGCCGCTCCCACTGCAGTGTATCAGGACAGCGCGAGTGTATCCGTCCAATCCACAATCGTCGCGTCTGCGGAGCGTATTTTGCTGGGTAGCGCAGCCACGGCTGTTCATGCTATCTTCACCGCGAGAGCCATCCGCAAGTGGGAAGGCGACACGCCGCAGGCCGAGGTTTGGACAGCGCAGTCAGTCACGGGCGACAATTGGACGCCAGAGACAGCAGACAGCGCGGGCTGGACCCCGCAGGCGGCACAAAACGAGACTTGGACACCCGCATCGTCGTCTGGCGCGACGTGGACGCGGGCAGCGTGAGGTGAGAAATGGCTGACACGACAACCACCACATTCGGCCTTGTAAAGCCTGAGCCGGGTGCGTCTCAAGACACTTGGGGCGGCAAGATCAACACCGATCTTGACACCATTGATGACCTTCTCGACGGCACGACGGCCATCAAGCCGAAC